AGGTGCCCCGCGAAAAAATCTGTGGCCAAAAAGAGTCCCTACATTTTGTTGTCTTGCAAATCAAACTTTAGGCCGCAGAAAGTATCGTCATCATGTCTCAGCCGCCAGTTCCATACGACCGTATCTTCAATTTTGAGACGTTCAGTACCACCAATCCCACGGTCCAGCAGCCTGGCGTCCAGATTGACGGCGAGTTTGACGCCCTGAAAATAACCGTAGACTCCCTGATTTCGCGTCTGTCTGAAATCCAGCGGTCTGACGGCAAGCTGAACCCGCAGGCCTTTGAGAGCACCGGCATTCCGGAGTCCATCGCTTCTTCCGCTTATTCCCAGGTTTATGCACAACTCCAGCCCCTCGTTCTCGCAGCGTCTCAATCAGCTTCTGCCTCAGCTTCCTCTGCATCGACTGCAGGAAATCATGCGAACGCTGCTCAGTCGTCTGCGGCCTCCGCGAACGCAGCCATTGCCCCGGCCGTCGCAGCCAAAGACATCGCCGTCACGAAAGCAGCCGAAGCCCAAGCATGGGCAGTCCAAGCAAACGCATCGGCCTCTACGGCCTCGTCCGCGGAAGTAGAAGCACAGACGTACAAGCAGCAGACGCTTGATGCACGCGACGAGGCCCAGCAGGCCTTGTCGAGCGTCATCGGCCTCAAGGCATCCCTGGACAATCAGTATGACAACATGCTGGATGCCGACCAGAACCTGGCTGACGTTTCGAGCAAGTCCCAGGCACTCGCAAATCTCGGACTCGACTCGTCTGACTCGTCTGACCGTGCGGTCTACAATCGCTTCAAGTCGATGTTCCACATGTACGTCGACCCCAATGAAGCCTCTTGGGTTGGAAACCAGAACTATCTGTCCGCCGACCAATACCTTCAGGGCATGTTCGGCCTGACGTTCAACAGCACGACAGGTCTTTTCGTCAGGTTTAACAATGGAGGCAGCTATTTCGGTGAGGAAGTAATCTCGGGCAACGGCCAGGCCGAGGACGTAGCAGCCGGTAACAAGACCCTGGAACAACGTGTGGAGGTCCTTAAAATCCGCATGTCAGTCATCTCGTCCATAATGCGGAAGACGATGCACCGCATCAGCAAATACTGGGGATACAACGGCGACAATCGCCTTGTGACGTTGCAGGATTTCGCGGATAACCCGCACGACAACCTTGGTGCACGCATCTGGATGATGATTGGCGGACGTACCGAAAACGCCATCAGTTCTCAGCTCAATACTTTCGACGCACCTGCAGATGGGAAACAGTACGCCCGCAAGAACAACTCCTGGGAAGAAGTCGCGGCCTCCGGCGGCGGCGTCTCCGAGTACGACAACTACAAGGTCTACAACGCCAACGACATCGTCTGGCTGGGTTCCTTCGTCTACCGTTTCAACGCCTTCATTGGTGCGGCTGGTTATGGACCCGTGACGCATCCTGCGGCCTGGACGAAGCTGTCTGCTTCGCAGATTGCCGACATCACCGGACTCCAGTCGGCTCTTGACGCCAAGGCTTCGACCGTGGACCTGTCGACAGGCCTCGCCGGTAAGGCCAACACCTCGCACGCCCACAGCATCTCGAATGTCACCGGGCTGCAGTCCGCATTGGATGCGAAGGCCGCATCGGTTCATACGCACGCGATTTCGAGCATCAGCGGTCTTACCTCCGCACTTTCCGAAAAGGTTTCAGCCACGCTTCCGTACGTCAACTCATACGACCAAAGCACCACCGTCACGAGTCCTGGTTCAATCACGTTCCTGAACTACAACGGGGGCCCCAACGGGACCGTGACAATCATCGGTCCTGTCGGAAGCCGGTTCTTCTTCTACCAGTCGACCAACGCGTCCAATAGCATCTCGTTCACGGGTGCCGTCCAGGTCGAGAACAAGTTCTTCACGAAGGGACCGAAGTCGTGGGTGGAAGCCGTCATGACACCGGATGGCGTCGTCCTCAACGGCGACCTCATGTTCCCTCCGTCCGGATACCTGATTTCCTCCTCATGCGATTACGTCAGCGGGCACCCTGATGCACAGGGTGTCACATGGGATGGAAACTTCTACAGCAACAAGGTCTACGCCGATGGCAACGGAGGCACCTACACGTCTGGCGGATACAACCAGGACGGTTGCTGGTATCCTTATGGTTTCTGCACCGAGAACGGCGTGACGCTTTCAAGCTCTACGATTAGCTGGTCTGGATGCTCGTCGAGCGGAACGTTTGTCTATTCTTCGAGTTCTGGAAATCGTTATGCCGACGGGAACGGAGGAACCTATGACTCAATCACGACAGGTTGGTCTGCTCAAAGCGGAGACGTCATCTACGACGGTGGCTCCTGTGTCGTGAAGTACGACGGCATGGGTGGCTATTATGTCGAGGACAATAGCGGAAACAGCGGCTATCCTTCTTACGGAAGCTACATCGGCCAGGGCAGCGGCACCCTTTACACCTACTATGGCTACAACATCGGTGACCTTGCCGTAGGCACCTACACGAACGACCAGTATGCCGACGGCAACGGCGGCGTCGCCTACACCGATAACCAGTACAACTCATACTACGGCTACGGAACCTACCTCGCCTACGACGACTACAACGGTTACAGCGTCTATTCCGACGGCAACGGTTCTTACTACACTTCCTGATAACCATGAAAGCCAACTGCGAAACCATCGTCATCCCTGAGAACTCCTGGGCCGCCTTCGTCGACAAGGACGCGAAGAAGCTCTACGGCATCACCGAGTTCAAGAAGGGCGGCAAGTCCCACTCGAAGCTGGACCTCATCATCAAGCCGACCAAGGCCGAAGTTGAGGCCGAGCTCGCGGTGGTCCTCGCCGCCTGATGTCAGAGGAAAAAACCGAATACTCACGCGAGGAAGCCATCGAGGCCTACTCGCGTCAGATTAAGGCCGCCAAGCGACTCCTGTCGCTGAAGCGTGCCAGGTCCAGCCTTCTTGAGTTCACCAAGATGACGCTTCCGGACCCGGACGACCCGGACGACATCGACAAGTCACGCTACACGGCGTGCAAGCACCACGAGGTCATCGCCGCGGCCCTCGAGGAAGTAGAGAAAGGGACCATTCAGCGTCTCATCATCACGATGCCTCCCCGTCACGGCAAATCCGAGCTGGCTTCGCGTCGTTTCCCGGCCTGGTTCATGGGCAAAGACCCGTATCGGCACACGATTTTTGCCACATACAACGAAGATACTGCGAGGGATTTCGGCCGTGCCGTCCGTGAAATCGTGCAGATGCCGGTGTTCTCCCAGGTCTTCCCGGGTTGCCAGCTACGCAAGGGCTCGGCGTCTGCTGAACTGCTTCAGACAATCGAAGGCGGACAGGCCATGTTCGTCGGTCGAGGAGGTTCCTTGACCGGACGTGGTGCCGACCTGCTGGTCATCGACGACCCCATCAAGGACCGTGACGAGGCGGAGTCGAAATCGACCCGAGATAAGATGTGGTCCTGGTTCACGGACGTCGCGATGTCCCGTCTGATGTCCGTCGGCAGCCGAGTCGTCATCATCATGACCCGCTGGCACGAAGACGACCTAATCGGACGCCTGACTGACCCGCAGAACCCGTTCTACAACGCGGACGAGGCCAAGCATTGGAAGATTTTGGCCCTTCCGGCCCTTGCCATGAACGACGACCCTATGGGTCGCAAGCCCGGAGAGGCCCTCTGGCCTGAGCGTTTCAACGAGGACTTCCTTAACCGTGCCAAGTCGTTGAACCCCAGAGGCTTCGCGGCACTTTACCAGGGCCAACCTGCCCCGGAAGATGGTGATTTCTTCAGAAAAGACTGGATGGTGGGGTACCTTCCTAACGAATTGCCCAAGGATTTGATGGTCTACATCGCGTCTGACCATGCCGTTTCGGCTGACCAAGACCGAGATGCCACGGTTTTGCTGCCTGTCGGGGTCGACAGCAACGATGACATCTGGATTTTGCCAGACGTCTGGTGGCGTCGGGCCGAGACGGACGACGTCGTGGAGGCCATGATTGACCTGATTGACCGGTACAAGCCGTTGATGTGGTGGGCCGAGCGGGGTCACATCTCGAAGTCCATCGGACCGTTCCTACGGAAACGCATGCAGGAACGGAACATCTACGCCGCAATCGACGAAGTGACCCCGGCCAAGGACAAGCAGACCCGAGCCCAGGCTATCCGTGGACGAATGGCCATGGGTAAGGTCAAGTTCCCCAAGTTCGCCCCCTGGTATCAGGACGCCGAGCAGGAGCTCCTCAAGTTCCCGTCTGCCAAGCACGACGATTTCGTGGACGCCCTGGCCTACATCGGCCTTGGTCTGTCCAAGCAGTTCGGTGCCCGCGTTCCGGTCCTGTCTGAGCCAAAGGGTTTCCCCGTCGGAAGCATGGGTTGGCTCA